TCTCTTTATTCTTACAATACAGGTTCAAGCACGTTCTCGACTACTGGCGGAACAGTAGTAAATTCCTCCGCTCAAATAGAATTTGCACAGTTAAACAATAAATTGTTTGCCACAGACGGAACAAGCAATCTTCAGTTTACGGATGGAACAACTTTCTATAGACAGGGAACAAGCATTCTTTCAATAACAGTTTCAACGCAGGGATTAGGATATACTGGATCAACAGCTGCAGTTACAATTGGCGCACCAGGATTAGCTTACGGAACAACCGCCAGCGCAATTGCAACAGTAACAAGCGGAACAATATCTGGAGTTATTGTAACAAATGCTGGATCTGGATATATTGCAGCTCCATCAGTTACAATAGCTGCCCCACCAGCAGGAGGTGGTCACTTTACGGCAACCGCAACAGCAAGTATATCTTCGCTCGCCCCTTCTGGCCTGCGCCTTATCAAGTCATTCACAAACAGGCTATTTGCTGTTGGCACTGGTGAATATCGCAACACTCTCTACGCCTCTGACATTCTCGATCCAGAGATATGGAAGACTACAAATTCAATCATTGTGGGTGGTGACGATGGTGAGGATATTATTGCGATCCAGCCCTTCTACGGATTCCAAATCATCGTGTTTAAGAGGAACAAGATCTACCTGGTTGATGTCACGCCAAGCACGACTGTGACATCAGGAACGAGCGTATTGTCGCTTACAAATAGCGCAGCGGAATGGACTGTTCAGACAGTTTCTAACAGAATCGGTTGTATTGCAGGAAGATCAGTTGCCTTGGTAAACAAGGATGTATTCTTCTTAGCTAATGACGGCATACGATCAGTCTCAAGGTCTTTGGCGGATGACTTCTCTACAGTTGGCCTCACAATAAGCGAGCCAGTTAAGGACATCATCGCAAGGATCAACAGAAGCTTTATCAGCACTTGCAACGCAACATTTCATAATAACAGATACCTGCTTGCCATACCCCTAGATTCAGCAACAAATCCAAGCCATATATTGGTGTACAATTCAATCTTCAACTGCTTTGAAGGCTTATGGGAAATTGCAGCAGCAAGGATGGTTGAGACAAGCTTTACCTCTGGATTCACCACAAACACAATCAAGCTTTGCATAGGCACAACCAACTCAAGAGTTGGCCATCTTACGGATTACAAGGATTCAGATTCAGTTGATATCAACACAGGGTTCCAAGACTTTGGTACTGGATATACAAGCAGGGTAGTCACTAAGGCGTATGAATTTGATGATCGCTTTGCCCTAAAGTACGGATCGCACTACGAGGTTGAATTCTTCAATTCTGGATCTACCAATGCGACGATAAGCATTCGCAGGGATACAGATGGTAACGATATTATTCTTGGCACGAATGTCGACACAACCTCGCCTGACGGATTGACGCTCCCCTTTACACTTCCAGCCACACTAAGCGCGAAGGTTGTCAAGCGCAGGGCGGATAGTCTTAGGTCATACGACAAGTGGCGCAATATCAAGATGAAGGTTGAGGCTGCTACCAGAAAGCTCTCTATTCGCGGGGTCATTATGGCAGCGAATCCAGATACAATTCAAATTCAGCAGAACATATGACCCAAGTAGAATTCCTTGAACAAAGCGGTGTTTATGAAGCTATTTGGCCTAATTTCAAGGAATGGGTGGCATGGTTTGATAAGCAAGGACTTATGGGAACATTAAGAGATAAAAACGGAGAAATTATAGGTGTAGCATTAGCAAGGTGTATCCCAAATGGGGTAAAGCCAGACCATTACATTCACGATGAGAATGGAGAGAATGTATTTGTTGACTTGTGTGCTACTAGTGGTATTAGAAATGCTGAGTCGGTTGATCCACTCAAAGGCTTGCTATTGATCCTTTTGGATCGATTTGGCCCCCGCAAGCGAATCATTTTTAACCGCATAGAAAAACCAAAGGAATACGACTATTATAAATTTATGAAAAAGGCATTGACTTAATATGGGAAGTAAATCTCCATCAGTTCCAGCAGCACCGCCTCCGCCAGATCCAATGGCAGTAGCGCAAGCTAATGCCGAAATGTATCGCAAGAACATTGATACATATATTGAAAAATCTCCTGCAATGGCCGAGCTTGAGAACAAGCTTCGTATGCAATATATGCCCCAGCAGAGGGAGCTGGAGAGGCAGTTATCCGCTCTAGACCAAGCTTCTTCCGTCAAATCAAACCTTGAGCTGGAACGCCAGTACGGCGCACAGCGCACCTTGGAATTGCTTCGTAGGCAGTACGAGTACTCGCCTGAAGCGTTCGCCCTGAACAAGGGTCTTGGTCAGCAAATGACAACTCAGTTTGCTCGTCTTTATGGGCAAAGCCCATATGGCGCAGTTCAACCAGAAGTCGCGTTCTCACAAGGCGCAGCTCCTGTCGATTATTTCTCAACCATTGGAACAAATGTTTCCAATCCGAACATGAGTGCTTAATATGGCAGTATTATCAAAAGAAGAATTTTTTAATCAACAATATAAGCCGAGCATTGGTGGCGATGCTGGGATAATGGCACTTTATCCAAGCGGTGGAAGAAGCCCAGGTCAAGTTGACGGAAGCCCAAGAGTTCCAAGCTTTGGAGAATTTTTAGCTGGAACATCAACTTATTCCCATAGGCATGATGGCAAGGTTTATACTTTCTACGCAAAAGATCCAGCAGGAATGGCAAAGAGTTTCGATGATGCTTACAATAAATATCTAGCGGACGAAGAGTATAAGTCGGCTGAAGCAGTAGCAGCCAGAAAGCTTGACGAAAAATATACAAAGGAGGCAGGCGAACTAAATACTGCTGCTGGCCAGATTAGGGCTGGAGCAACTGGACTAACTGGCGCACTAGCCGCTTTGTCTGGAGCCAGAAACTATGGTGCGTCAAATCTTGGAGCAAAGCTTAACTTCCAAGTTTCCGACGATCAGATCATAAACGATTACAACGAGGCAAAATTAAATTCTCTCCAATCGGTTCTTGATCGAGGCAACGCCCAGATTGTCGGCATTAACGACAAGATTGGTTCAACCAATTTTTTGCTCTCAAAATTAAAAGCTGATGATGTAAGGCGCGCTCCGCTTGAAGCATCTCTCAAAACTCTTAATGAAGACATAAAAAGCATAAATGAGGCAATCACATCATCACAAACTCAAATTGCAAACTTCAAGCCAATCACCGCATTGGATACAGCTGGCCAGAAGGAAATCACTTCTTTTAGGGAATTCCTGAAACTTCCAGAGGAACGCGCAAGTGACCAGCTAAAGCAGATTGATCCGAAAGCTTACGAGACAGCAGTTGCACTTGGCGAGAAATACAGGAAATTAGCAGCTGAGGAATTGCCTGCAACCACATCGCAACAGACCGAAGAATTGCGAAGCCAAATTGAGCAAGAAGCCTTAAACCAATTAAAGCTTGGATCTACGCTTGGTGCTGATGAGCTAAGACAGTATGAACAAGCAGCTCGCGCTGCTCAAACAGTTCGAGGCAATATCTTTGGTGTTGCGCCTGCTGTGCAAGAAGCTGTTGAATCTGGTGCTGCTGGCGAGGCTCGTAAGCTCGCTCGCTATGGCGCAGCCTCGCAGTTCTTGTCTTCTGGCCAAACAACTGGTGACGCACTACAGCGCGATATCGCACTCCGCGATGCGTTGCTACAGACAAGGCTTGGATCTGCTTCTGGATTCCTTGCTAGTGGTCCCTCGCTCTACAATCTTGGTAATGCAAGAACTGCACAACAGAACGCAGCGTTCCAGAATTACATTCAAGCCAACCAATCGCTTCCTGGCAACTTTGGCCAAGGCGCAAGCACAGCAGCGAATTTCTATCAGACAACTGATCCCAATGCGCCTCTTGCGCTTCAGCAGGCTGCTGTATCTCTCTATAATGGCTTGCTTGGGTATCAGGCCAGCACATATGGCAATATGCTCCAAGCGCAAAACCAGCGACAACAATCTGGAGCGTCTCAATTCGCACAGATTGCTGGCGGAATTGGAAATCTTGTTTCCCCGCTATCAAGCGGATTTAAATCATACACGCTGGGCGGAGTAGCGTAACATGGCCGATCTAGTACAGTTCGGACCATTTACTGTTTATAAAAGCCCAGCCTACGAAGAGGCTGTCAAGCAGAAGCAACTTGATGTTGCGACTGAGCGCGAAACAAAGAAGATGCAGCAGGACTACCTGCGCGCTCAAATTGAGAAATTCAATACAGAGCAAGAGTATCTAAAGAGTCCAGAAGGCCAAGCCGCGCTCCGAGCCGAGAGAGAGAAGGGAATGCTTGGGGTTGAGAAGCTGAAAGGCGAAATTGCATCCGAAGAAGAGAAGCGCAGAAAAGCATCCCCTGAGTACGCGCCAATTGAGGCTGCTCGTCTTAGCGGACTGAGGAGTGCGCTGGAGCAGGACCTAGCAACGCAAGGCGAGCTTGCCTCATCTGCTGGCGAGCGAGTTAAGAATCTACAATCCGCATCAGCTACGCTTCCAGAAGGAGCTGCTGGTCCTGTCATGCAAAAGGATATGGCAACTCAAATGATGCGCCCTGCGCTAGAGCTTGAGTACGACATGCGCAAGAGGATGATCGGAACGGAAGCTGCACAGGCTGCGACAAGCAAGCAACTAGGCGAACTTACTGGAACGCTTCCAGTACCAGCAGAATTTGGTGGAGGCACAGTTCCAGCCACAGCGAATATTGGATCGATTTATCAGCAGAGATTGGAGCAGCTCGTTCCGATGAAGGCGAAAGCCATATCGTATATTAATTCATTTCCAGAAGGTTCGCCAGAACGCATGGCTGCGGAGCAGACCATTGGCAAAATGTCTGGATACGAAGATGCTCAGACTAAGAAGATCGCTCAGAACGCACTCAAGATCCCTGGTCTTGAAGGAATGGCAAGCAGCGAGAAATCTGCCAATGAAGTGCGCGGACTTGTGCCAAACTTTGTATCATCTGTTGGTGGAATCGACGAACTCCTTGACCTTGGCAATCAAGTTCAAACAAGCGATGTTTTGGCTAGGCCAAGGCTCATGGCTCGCGCTGACGCGATCAGGACAGCCCTTGCTGGACAAATGCGTATTGCAATCGGTGGTCCTGGCACGATGACGCAGGAGGATAGGAACGTGTTGATGACTGCAATTGCAGATCCTACTGCCGTGATTAACTTTGCTGCGCCAGAAAGACTAGGCGAGCTGAAGAAGGTATTGGCCAGAAAGTTTGTTGCCGATGCTCGCGCCAATGGATTTGGAGTTAAGTCAGTTCAAGCAGTTCTTGATGCCAATGCAGATCCAGAAGATATTGGTTCATTCGGAATGAAGAGAAAGAGTGCATTTAAAACTGAGGCCGAAGCTCGCGCTGCTGGGATGCGTGATGGAGATGTTGTAAATATAAATGGTCAGCAATTCAGACTAGCCCCATAATAAAACAATGGCACTCATACCAGTAAATAGTAAGGGTGAGGAGATTGCGGTTGAGGCTCCAGCCACTCAAGACAGAAGCATTCCAGAGATGGTGGGTAGACAGGCTGGCCTAATCGCGCGCGAAGCGATTACGCCTGCGACTGTTGGTGCTGTTGGTGGAGCAATAGCAGGCGCGCCATTTGAGGTTGCTGCTCCTGCTGCTCGCGTTGGTGCTTCTGGCGCATTCTTGGCTGATATCGGCGCAAAGGTTTACAATTCGCTCGTTGCGCAAGGTGACGAGAAGAGGAAAGTACCAGAACTCAGCGCGGTTCTGGAGGATATCAAGAATCAGATTGGCCTGCCCAAACCAGAGACTCCGCTTGAGCGCATTGAGTCCAGGGTTGTGGGCGGAGTTGCTGAGATGGTTCCGCTCGTTATGGGTGGTCAAGCTATGGCTGGGATGAAGGGTGCGCCCAAGGCAATCCAGAAAATAGGCGAGATACTTGGTGCTTCGCCAAAGACGCAGGTTGCTGGTGCTGCACTTGGATCTGGAGCTGCTGCTGCTGCTGGAGAAGCTGGCGCAAGTCCGCTGGAGCAGGGGCTTGTTGGATTGGCTGGAGCTGTTGCTCCTTCGCCAATTTCAAGAATGGCTCAAGTGGCATCTACCGCCAGCAAGCTTGGAGTTTCCCCAATCCCAGCAATGATCGCTGGAACGGCTGGGGCAACTGAGACATCTAAAAATTTCATATTAAGAATGCTTCGCGGTGGGAAGACGCAGGAACAGATTGCCAAGAATATTGAGCTATATGGTCAAGCTGGAACTACTCCAACTTTTGGTCAGGCAATTGAAAATCCCCTGACACAATCTATTGAAACAACAGTTGGCAGGTATCCAGGCGGAATGATGAAAATGAGGGAGAAGGGATTGGCACAGCAGGCCGAGGTAGGCAAGAAAGTTGAAGAACTAAGGACTCAGCTATCGCCAATCACGGAACCAGTTGAGGCAGGCAAGGCAATCCAGAAGGGATTCTCTGAGGTGTTTGTACCTAGGGCGAGGCAGACCCAAAAGGCTCTTTATAATCGTTTTGACCAATACATGCCAGAGCGCACTCCGATTAATTCGGACGAGACTATGGGTAAATTGTATGAGTTCACCAATAGGCTTGGCAATGCTTCACCAGAACTGCAAGCTTCAATTTCCAATACGCAACTAACATCGCTTTTGGGTGGGCTTGAGGAGACAAAGAGATTAAGCCCATCTGGAGAAATTCCGTTTAACGTATTGCGCGATCTGCGTTCTTGGGTTGGCGAGAAGATAGCTACAGTTGATCTGGCTCCAGACGTACCCAAGGCGCAATGGAAGAGTCTGTACGGAGCATTGTCAAAGGATCTTGAGAACGCAGCAGCGCAACAAGGGCCAGAGGCTCAAGCTGCCTTCAAGAAGGCGAATGTTTATACCAAGAAATTCCATGACACAATGGATTCCATCCAATCTGTGATCCTAAATAAGAATCCAGAGGATGCGTACCAAGCTGTAATAAGTGGCGCGAATAACGGACCAACAAAACTGCGTGAAGTATTCAACGC